CTGCAACGGACCCAAAGCCGGATGGAGTTCGTCGATCGATGCCCATTCCCACGACGGTGCGAATCCGAGGAGTTCGGCGATCACCGCCAAATGGTTTCCGGTGAGCTCGGCGGAAGACCAGGTGCGACCCCGCCACTCCAACCCCCACGCCACTTCGGTTTCGGTCATGAGAATGCCTTTCGGATTGTGTCCGCCACCCGATCATCAGCCACTTTCGTGACCTTCTTGCGGGCAGCCGGCACGCCACGTTTCCACGTGTTTTTGCCGCTCGTGCCGGGATGGTTCGCCCATGCTCGCACACCGACCCCGGGGATCACGGCGTAACGGCGACGGCCACGCGCCCGAGACTTGGGGATGCGGTGCGGTGACATCGGGTTCGCCACGAAATGCAACGGGCCGGTCGCTTTGACTTCGACACGGTCACCGCCCACCAAATCGAAACGGGCACCAACCTTCGCTCCACGTTTCCCGACGCCGGACAGACGGCTATCACCGGTGTCGGCACGGATCGTGTCGGCGTGTTCACGCTTCGCCGCCGTACCCATCGCCGTGAGCGTGTCCTTCCGTGACGTCTGGACAGCTTTGCCGATCTTGCCGAGCCGGGCAGCGAAATCGCCGCCCGCTTTCGACAACGGGGCAACCATCAGGCCTCGGCGCGGGTAACAGTCCCTGACAGCGGATACGTGACCGACTTCATCGCCAGATCACCATGCGACCCGCCGATCGGATGACCGTTGACATGCACCGAACCTGTGTACTTCGGGTTCGACGTGCCGACCGCAGCCGACGTGGCCCGAATCTCGAACGTGGTCACCGTGTTGAACAGGGCGAACAGAATGTCGTCGAGCGCCGAGTTCGCCACATCGTCGACCCATTCGATCGACAGGGTGCCGGAGGCGACCCCGGGGGTTTGTTCGGTCCACGTGTCGCCCATCGTCGTCGAATCCAACGATGCGCCGTCCATGCTGAGCGTGACGGACTTGACGTCGGTGGACATGTCGGTGGCGTTGATTGCGACGTAGCCGTCTGTGAAGGCGAATACTGCCATGATGTTGTGCTCCTGTGTGAAGGGGGTGGGGTGGGTTAGGCGATGCCGATGCCGGCGGCGATCGTGAACGTGCCGGTGATGGCGGTCACCCTGATCCGATACCAGTCATCGGTGATTGCACCGGCGACACGGGTCGCCCAAGTACCGGACTTTGTGGTTATCGGCCCGAACGTCGCCCTCGTGGTCGCCGACGTGAAACCGGAGTTGTCGTCGGATTCGACGACAGCGGTGATCGTCGTGCCGGGTGAGAACACGTGGAAAGTGGCGTACAGGTATTCGTCGGCTGCAACCGCACCAACCTGACCACCGGTCCCCGCCGCACCCGTCGCAGACACGGACGAGTTGGCAACTGCCAACAGGCCTTTGACGACGCCGACACCGTTCGAGCCGACCGCCTGAACACTGAACGGGGCCGCCTCACCGTAGGTGCCGAGCATCTGGTAGGAGGCGTTCTTGGCTTGGAACATGTAGCACGTTGCTGCCTCGGTTTCGGCGAGGCTCATCGTGACAACCTGGCCGCCAGTGTTGAACGCCGCCCACACATCCGGATCGACCTGATCTGCGCCGGCCTGCCAGAAACCCGCTTGCGACAGCGACACCGATTTGACACCGCCGATCACCTCGGTCCAGCCCCCGGAACCCATGTTCGTCACATCCAGGGTCGCCCCGGACATGTCGAGGGTCGCCTGATTCTGGTCGGAGGTGAAGTCGTGCCCGTCGATGTAGGTGTATACGTTGGTCAGCGCTTGCACGGCCATCAGTCAGCATCCTTCTTGGCGGCGGTCTTCTTGGCCGGCTTCTTGACCGGGGCGTCGTCGTCGAGCTCGGGGGCGGCGGGTTCGATCAGGCGGGCTTTCACCAACGCACGAACGTTCACACCGTCAGGGGGTCGGAACACCGCACCCGGTTTCCCGAGCCTGACACTCCGGATGACATATCGGTCGGCCATCAGACTTGTGCTCCTTCCTTCGGTACCCGGATCACAACCGGGATCTCAACAACCTGCGCCGCCGATTCCTCATCAGTTAACCAACGGGCAAACAATACGACCGCATCAGACACCGACCCACCCAACGTCCGATCGGCCATCACAGCATCAGGGATCGATGACGGGTTCCCGGTCCCCACCGAACAGAAATCGGTGACCTGCCGGAATGCTGTCTCCGGGTTCGCTGTCGACACCGCCAACCTGAGCACGACCTGGATGTCGGCCAGCCCGTTGGGGCCCATCGTTCCGCCGTAAGCGATCCATTCCGGGTCGGGCCACACTTCGACGTAGGGGGCGGGTTTCCCGGCGTACGGGAACGCTGCAACGTTGATGTCCCGGGACACGAAACCCCGGATTTGGGCGGCGAGCGCCTCATGGATCACCGCCAAATCGAGCGACATCAGGCGAGCCCCCACGAACGCACCGACCGGTACCGGGACACCATGTCCCGCACCAACCGGTTTTCACGGGTACAAACCCCACCAACCTCCGACACCGCCACCAAACCGCCCCGGAG